GAGCATTTTGGGTTCCAGTATCGCCAGCAGATTGAACAGCAGATTGGTGCGCCCTTGCCATACTTTGGCTCAGATGACGACGATAACTCCCTGCCGCCAGAGTACGAAGTGCAAATTTCTCGCTTGGTCGCCCAAGCCAGCCAGCAGTTGCTTCAGAAAAACCAAGCAGATGCCGCTCAACAGCAGGCTCAACAGCAACAGCAAGACCCCATCATCCAAATGCAGATGCAGGAATTGCAACTCAAAGGCCAAGAAATCCAGCGCAAATCAGCCAAAGATCAAGCAGAAACAGCCCTCAAACAGGCTCAATTGCAGGTCGAACAGTCAAAACTGGAGATGCAAGGCAACCTCGAAGGCCACAAATTGGGAGTCAAAATTGCCCACGACAAGGCAAGTTTGGCCCAAAAACAGCAGGCAGAACAAGACAAAGCAAATCTCAGCGGTCACCGATTGGGCTTCGATATGGCCTCAACCAAAGACCGTTTAAACAGAGACACGTTGTTTAAACTGCATGATGCAAAAACCGCCGCCGCTCAGGCGCAACAGCCAACAGAACCGACGACAGGTGAATGATGGATAACTTTGACGTAATCATGAAGAACATCGACGAAAAAGTTCTTCAGTTGCGAGATTTTGTAGCTACAGGAAACGTAAACGACCTGTCAGAGTACAAGAAAGCGTGTGGTCAGATTCAAGGTCTGCTGACTGCCCGTGAATTCGTATTAGACCAAAAGCAAAAAATGGAGAAATTCAATGACTGACGAAATCGGTTCGACCGCCGGTGAAGTAGTGACTCTGGTACAGCCCGAAACCAACGAAAGAAAGGCAACACAACTCCCAACTCCCTCCGGATACCGCATTCTTTGCGCCATTCCAGAGCAGGAGAAAGAGTATGAGAGCGGCATCATCAAGGCCGAACTCACAGTGCATAACGAGGAATTGCTGACCACCGTGCTGTTTGTGGTTCGGCTAGGCCCCGACTGCTACAAAGATGAAAAACGCTTCCCTAATGGCCCTTGGTGCAAGGAAGGTGACTTCATTCTTGTTCGCCCACACGCTGGTACACGGCTTGTGATCCACGGCAAAGAATTCCGCATCATCAACGACGACTCAGTCGAAGGTACTGTGGAAGACCCTCGTGGCATTAAGCGCAAATAAGGAGGACACCATGCCCGGAAAAGAAGACGAATACAAATTCCCCGATGAGGTTGACAAGGATAGCGTCGAGATTGAAATCGTAGACGATACTCCTGAGCAAGATCGTGGGAAGACACCATCAGACCCCAAGTTCGTAGAAGAGCTTGACAAAGATGAGCTGGATGAATATTCAGCCGCCGCAAAGCAAAAAATTGCTGGCTTTAAGAAGGTTTACCACGATGAACGAAGGGCGAAAGAAGCCGCCGACCGTGAGCGTGAGGAGGCCGTTGCTGTTGCAAAACGGCTACTTGAAGAAAACAAAACCCTCAAGAGTCGTGTAAACAACACCGAGTCGTTTGCAATCAGCTCCATCAAAACAAATGCCCACGCCGCCTTGGAAAAAGCCAAGCGAGACTACCGTGAGGCATATGAATCAGGAGATACCGACAAGATCATTGAGGCCCAAGAGGCAATCACTGATGCCAAGATGTCGATTGCGAACGCCGAGCGGGCTGAGGAGAATTTTAAGAGCCAGCCTGTTCAAGACGAAGAAATTGTGGTACAAACGCCCCAACGGTTTAAGCAACCGCCCCGTGATCTCAAGTTTGAAAAATGGCGAGAGCGCAACTCTTGGCTAGATACAGACCCCGAAATGAGAGCATTGGCAATGGGTTTGCACGAAAAACTCGTAGCTGAAAACGGTGCTGGTTATGCGACAACCGACGAATACTACAGACGCATTGACGCAACGATGCGTAAAAGATTCCCCGAAAATTTTGGGGATGACGAAGAGACGGAAGTCGAAATCTATTCCAAACCTCCCGCTCGACCGAAACCGAGCGTAGTCGTAGCTCCTGCGACACGAAGCACGGCTTCAAAAAAAATGAAGCTGAAGCCATCCCAAATAGCTCTCGCCAAGAAGCTGGGGATTTCGCCTGAGCAATATGGCAAAGAAGTTTTAAAACTGGAGATTTGAAATGACAAAGACTGAAATAAACCGTTTGAGCCGTGATGTGGATACGAGAGTAACCTTCGAGCGTCCTAAGCAGTGGATGCCCGCAGAACTCCTTCCTGAGCCTGATAAAGAGCCGGGCTATGCATATCGCTGGATTCGTGTCTCCACTCTGGGGAACGCAGACGCTCGCAACATTTCAAAACATTTGCGAGAAGGACTGGAGCCCGTCAGAGTTGAAGAGCAACCGAAATTTTCACTGTTAATCGATCCCAACAGTCGTTTCAAAGACAACATTGAGATCGGTGGGTTGTTACTTTGCAAGTATCCAACTGAGTTTGCTCAGCAACGCCGGGAGTTTTTCGACCGACAGACGCAAGCCCAGAAGGATGGTGTAGATAACACTTTCATGCGCCAGAACGATGTGCGGATGCCCCTCTTTAGAGAGGTTCGCTCTTCATCTAGTTTTGGCAAAGGTTTCTAAACTTTTTGGAGTTTTTTCATGGCATATCCTACCGTTGCAGGCCCTTACGGGTTTCAACCGATCAATCTGATCGGCGGTCAGGTGTTCGCTGGTTCTACTCGCTATATCCCCATTGCTTCAGGCTCTGGCACTTCCATTTTTTATGGTGATGTCGTTCGTCTGAATACTGGTGGCACTTTGAGTCGAGCCGCTACGGGCACTACCTCCGCTACTGATGCGATTGGCGTTTTCTTGGGCTGTTCTTATACAAACCCATCAACCAGCCAAAAAATCTTCACTCAATACTGGCCCGGCGCTACTGTAGCTTCCGACGCTGTTGGTATTGTTGCTGACGATCCCAACACTCTGTACAAAGTTGCTGTGCTGTCTAGTTCGACGGCTGTCAGTGGCTTGACCCGTGCGGCTGTTGGTCAAAACGTGGCCTTTTATTTGACCGCTGGTAGCACAGTCTCCGGCGACTCTAAAGAAGGTGTGTACAACTCGACTGGTTCAACCACAACTTTGCCTTTCCGCATTGTTGATGTGGTTCCTGAAACAGTCAACGCTTCTGGCTCTTATACGGAAGTGATCGTGAAGTTTAACTTCGGCGTTCACACCTATCAGTCTGCCACGAACGTCGCTACCGCCGCTTAAAGGAGCAACTAAATGGCTATTTCTCGTGCCCAACTACTGAAAGAATTGCTCCCCGGATTGAACGCTTTGTTCGGTTTGGAGTATTCGTTCTACGGAGAACAGCATAAAGAACTGTTCGAGATCGAAACTTCTGAGCGCTCTTTTGAAGAAGAAACCAAGCTGTCAGGCTTCTCTGCCGCTCCTGTCAAGAATGAAGGCCAAGCCATCGCTTATGACAATGCTCAAGAGGCGTTTACAGCACGTTACAACCACGAAACCATTGCTTTGGGTTTCTCGCTGACCGAAGAGGCCATCGAAGACAACTTGTACGACAGCTTGTCTGCTCGCTATACCAAAGCTCTGGCTCGTGCAATGGCTTACACCAAGCAAGTCAAAGCCGCCGCTATTTTGAACAACGGCTTCACCAGCTCTTCCGCCTACTATGGCGGCGATGGTGTACCTCTGTTCTCAACAGCGCACCCTTTGGTTTCTGGTGCAACAAACAGCAATACGCAATCTACCGCCGCCGACTTGAATGAGACTTCTTTGGAAGCCGCTGTCATTCAAATTCAACAGTGGACAGACGAGCGTAACTTGTTGATTGCCGCCAAGCCCAAAAAGCTGATCGTTCCTCCCGGCCTGCAATTCGTTGCAACCCGCCTGTTGGATACTGAACTGCGTGTTGGCACTACCGATAATGACGTCAACGCCATCAAGAACAATGGCTCAGTGTCCGAAGGCTACACCGTGAACAACTACATCACCGATTCCAACTCTTGGTATCTGTTGACTGACGTTCCTAACGGCTTGAAGCATTTCGTTCGTACTCCGCTGGCTAACAGCATGGACGGCGACTTCGATACCGGTAACGTGCGCTACAAGTCCCGTGAGCGTTACAGCTTCGGCTGGTCTGACCCTCTGGGAATTTGGGGTTCACAAGGCGGCTCCTAAACCGTCTGAAAGAAAGGCTCCTTCGGGGGCCTTTTTTTTGCGTTTAAACCTTGTAGAGCGTTTAAATGTGGTGTATAAACGAGGTATCTGGGATTTCACACCTACGCCAACCGCCCCAGCGGACAATGCAATGATGACGTAGGGACTTTTGCATAAAGGAATTATCATGGGATTCGCAACTCACCTTGGCCCTTGGCTGTTAGGCACTGTTAAAAACACAACTGGCACAGTTGCCGGAACCATTCAAAATACTGGCACTACCGCCGTCACGCAGACCAAAAAAGTGGTTTATGACGGTGTTGTTTACACGGCAGACACGGTCACCAACTTATTTACCCTTCCTGCTGGCGCTCAAATTACCAGTATTCACATTGACACTTTGGTGGCTTTTACCGGCTCCACAGCCGCCAACTTGACTCTTGGTACAGCATCCTCAGCGGCTTTGTACTGGGCTTCTACAGACGTTACCGCTCAAGGCCGCTTGGCAAACACCAACGCCGCTACCAAG